TGAAACTGCAACCACATTAACTGTCGCAGCTGCATGGTCTGTGACATGTAACACACCTGTAGCACCTGAAGTACCACCTGTAATTGTTTCACCAACACTTGGCGAACCTGTTACATCATCTAATCTTAAAAGACCTCTTGTTGCATCATAACTGTTAACTTCAGCAGTAAATCCTGAAGTACCACCTGTTACTGTTTCTCCTACACTAAAAGTACCTGAAACAGATTTTACAATACTGTTATTAATAAATTCAATTGTTGGTGGAGAAGGAGATAATTCGTGTTGAATACCATGTTCAATAGTTTTAATGTTTAGAATTCTACCAATCTCAGTACCAAAACATTTTAAAATATAATCTTTACCTGAAGAACTTGTAAAGTCAATTGAAGGTAATGATTTATAACCGGCACCACCATTAACTAAGAATATATCTGTAATGTCACCAACACCGGTATTTCTTTCTTGTACTATTTTATTACCTGCATAACTATCACCATTTGTTGTTTCATCTTCTAAAACAATGTGGTCATCTTCATCAACTTCAGCACCAAGATTTCTTAACATCTGATAAATGGAATCTCTATCAGCAATATTTGTTTCGTCAACACCTTGGTCATTGATACCAATAATCTCTCTACCAAAACCTGTTCTTAATGTAAAGTTAAATGTTGAACTGTCATATGCTGTAACTGTAACAGTTTCACCTTTTTGGAATAATTCGTTACCAACATAATCAATGTACAAAACACTATTATTAAAATCTACAGTTTCTAATGCTGTGCCGTTTACATTGTATCTTACAGTAGCAGTTGCACCAGATGTTTGTCCTGTTAATAGTATAACGGCCGTACTTGTACCGTCATCACTATCATTAATTGTTCCTCTAACATCTGCGATTGTGTTACCACCTGTAACTGAATTTGGTTCGATAGAAATTACAGGACCGTCTAAGTATTTTGTTAATGGGTCAGTAGCAGTTTCACTTTCAGGATATAATACTTCTCCGTTTGCAAGGCCAGTTTCAGGTGCAAAACCACCATTAACTACAGATACAAATGCTTGAGCACCTGAACCTGAAGTATCTGTGTTATTAAAAGATAAGTCATCACCGATTTCAAAGTCGAAACCACCATCATCAATAATAATTTCTGTGATTGCACCACCACCTAAATCACCAACTTGGAATAATGCACCTTGACCACCACCTGTTAATGAGATAGTTGCATTACTATCGTATAATGCACCATCATTGGTAATTACTTTAGAACCTGGAATACCTGTGATTGTTGTTTTGATGAAAATGTCGATAATGTCGGATTCTGTACCTTGTACAACTTCACCTATTTGGAATGTGCCTTCAATAGTATCAGTATCAACAACAAATTCTGTTACACTATTAGCACCAAAATTATATCTGAAAACATTTTCTACAATTGCTGTGGCATTTGAAGTTTCACCTGTAATAGTACGGCCAATTAATTTAGAAGTATCACCAATAACATCAATACCTCTAATAATCTTTTTTGTTCCCCATTGACCATCTGATACTCTTAAAATCTGGTCTCTAGGATAAATTGTTTCTGAAGTTTGACCAAATAAAAGATTAAAAAATATTCTATGGCCTTCAGCAGTACCTTTTAACTGATAAAGCGATTTGATGTTTTTAATTAATTTTCTTTTATCAACACCGTTTTGTAATTCTTCAGGTAATGTTGCTAAGAATTCATTTCTAAATTCAGTTAAGAACCTTGTTATAACTTTATCGGGGTCTTTGTAAGAAATTAATTCAGAAATGTTTTGAACTGGATTTGGTTTATAACCTTGAATGATTGCTCTTGCATTTGAAGAACTACCATTAATTGTTTCACCAATTATAAATTTACTTTGTGAAGTAACAAATAATCTATTATTACCTAAATCTTCAGCAAGAATAATAGCTGTTGCACCAGATGTGGCACCCGTTACTGTTTCTGCATTTTGAAATTTACCAAATGCTGTATCTTCAGTAAGAACTTTATCACCAGCATCTAATTGTGTTCTTGTAGAACCTAAACGGCCACCATCAAGTAATAATAAGTTAACTTGGTTTGTTTCTGTTTCTAAAAGAATACCGTCAGTAGTTTCAACTTGTTCTACTGTTAATTCAGCACTCTCTAATAATTGATAGTAAGTTTTAAGAAATGTGGCAAATTTGGGGTGTTGCTCAACTACAAATTCGGGTAATTGGGCATTAATTAAGTTTGAGATTTTATCATTAAACTTTGCCATTGGTCATTAATAACTCGTTACTGAGGAGTAACCAACTCCTGCATCATTTGAACCGCCAACGAAGCCGTCCTTCTCAACAACAAATGTTGAGTTTTCAATATCTATTTCTACAACTGTGTTTCTTACAGGTACAATGTCGTTTGAATTAGGTATAACAGTTAACTCAACTGCTGTTGCTGTTGCACCTCTAATATTTGATACGGCTGTAATGTTTAATGAGTTAATAGTAATTTGACCTGTAGTGTAATTAATTGTACCTTGTTCTGTGTTTGCATAAGTTTTAACACCAGCATTTAAATAATATCTTCTAATATTACCTGAACCATCATCATCTAAAAACATTTCGTTTGAATTACCACTTACTGTAAAACCTGTTGAAGTTAAAATACCACCCATAGCCGCATTGTGGCCTTCGTGTGGATGATAGAAAGGATTTCTAAAGTAAATATCGTATCTTGCTGATGTAGATAATAATGGTGTAAAATTCTTTCTCATTTTAACTGTAGTGATATTTGATACAATACTGTTATCAGTATCATCAATAAGTCCTGATACTTTTGAATATCTAAACACACCATCAAATCTTTGCAATGTATTTGTATTGTAATTTGTAACAGCAGCTACAATATTTGATTTTAAAGTTTCTGCTGTCTTAGTTGTAGCCTTTGCATCATATCTTGTAGTAGAATTTAAAATGACATTTGTAATATCGGGGTCCACAATTTCTGGTCTAACTGAAGCCACATTGTATTGTTTTAACTGAGCAACAATGTCTGCTTTTGTGGCAGCTGTTAATGTAGAGCCTGATTGTGGTTTGATTGAAATTTTTACAACACCATAAATTGGAGTTTCATCATCTTCTCCACCCCATGCACTTACTGATAATGCATTTGGATATAAATTTCTTACAAACACTTCATAGTCTGAAGTTGTTACTGCTCTGTTCTGAGCTGCATAAGCTAATGGTGCATTAAATTTAATACTAGAACTTGTTTCTGCAGCTGCACCACCTTGTGAACTTGAATTAGTTGTAATTGTAACATCTGTAAAACCACCAACATTACCTGAAAGTGTAAATGCACTTGCACCATTGGATTCTGTAGTGTTAGTTACAATGTATTCTAAGATAACAATGTTACCATCAGCTACGGCCGCACCTGTAATACCATCACCAAAATAAACTTCGAATTTGCCGTCTTCTACTTCTTGTAAAAAATATGCCTTAGTTGTACTATCAACATTTGAATAACCTGAGGCAAAAGAATAAGTTGATGTTGTTGTATCAACTGCTGAGTTTTGTACTGAAACTTTTAATGTAGATGTATCTGCTCTTGTTGACGGGATAACAAATCTTTGGTCAACATCATTACTGTCAACTGTATATTTAAATGTAACTAAAGTACCTTCATATAAAGTACAGTTTGAAAATCTGTAAACACCATCAGCAGGTACAATTGTAATATCTTCGTTTGTTACATATTGATATTGTGTGTTGTCAACTGTACTAGTAAATACAGTACCTTTGTTCATTGTGATTGAAGTACCGGATGCATTGTTAACTACAACATCAATGTCTGCTCTTGGAGCTCTTGGTGATGATGGCGTATAACCAATCATCTTTGCTAATGAAACTATATTGTTACGAATGTCTGCACTATCTAAGTAGATTTCATTTGTTGACATGTTTGCCAAAAATGCCAGATAGTGTGTGTTATAAGATAACACATCAAGCATAATAGAAAGACCAGAACCTTCAAAGTTATAATCTTGGAACTCCGATTGACTTTGTAAGAATGTTTTTAGATTTGTTTTGATTGCGTCAAAATCTAAATCTGATATATTTAATTTATGATTGGACATTTATCTATCTTAACCTTTGTAAAAATGTTGTAACTGAAACCGGGTCTGCAACACCACGAACATAAAAGTATATATCAATCACCAATCTATTGTTATCGGGGTCATCATCAACTGCAATCTGCTCAAGTGATATTCTCGGTTCATAGTTAACTAAAACTTCTTCAATTTTTCTTCTAAGAAAGATACCTGTTAGTGGTGTAAAGTTTTCAAATAACAACTCTCTAACACCACAACCCAATTCTGGATGAAAAGGTCTTTCGTAAAAATTCGTTTGTACTAAATTCGTAACACTTCTTTTTACAGCATTAACATCTTCAACTTTGACTATATCGTTAGTCACAGCGTTACGGCCAAAGTCTAGGTCAATATCCCTATATCTTCGACTATTTCTATTACTCTTATTAGTTGATGATGCGTCATAAATTGCCATAACGGTAATATTTATAAAGTTTTTTGCAACTTAATTGGCAAAAACAGTAGAAGAACCTGAAGTCATAGCTCCTGCATCTGCACTATCACCAATTCTACCTATTGCAATACCATTAATACGAACTGTTGAAGAACCTGCATTTAGATTTGCAACATGTGGAGCACAAGGTGGTGCTGGTGGAAAAGGATGTGAAACTGTTGGTGCGCCTACTACTATAATATTGATACCATTTGCACTAACGGTACCGTCTGTTGCTGGTGCAGCTATTGTAGTTGTACCTGTACAAATGTGTCCAGTTGATAAACTGTCGCCTACTCTACATACTGCCGGCATATACTTACCTATAACTTGCTACAATATTATGAAAAGGTACTATATTACCTTCGTCATCTCTTATCATCTCACCATCTATACTACCACCCATTTTGCTTTTACCGCCTGCCCAAACAAACAATGTTGGTTTGACTTCGTTTTCGCCAATGTACTTTTTAAAGTTATGTGAAATGATACCCCTAGTCTTCTTAGTGGCCATTAAAACCTGCTTCTCTTTCTGATTTTATGACATTATCGCATCTGCAATTTTTACAACACTCAATTTCGTATTTTTCACCGAATTCATTGATATGTTCTTGTGTACATGCTTTACCACAATGGCAATCATGTCCGCAATTACTACAATTTGACATTAAAATCTCCCTTTTGTACTATTTAGGTTAAAAATTACAGCGACTTTTAAGAGCCATCAACTCCTGATAACGAACTTCGTCCATTCCTTTGTCGGATTTACTAAGATTTTCTAATTCACTCGCTAATCTGTCATAATCAGGCGAAATTTCGCAATTTTTTCGCACTTCCGAGCAGGAAATTAAGAAAAAGAACAAAAGTAGAACAAAATATTTCATAAATGGTTGATTTTACTTGCTTTTTTTATTGATTTTTTTTGCTTTTTTTTAAAAAAAGCGCTTGCCAACACTATTTATATATGGTATCCTGTATGTATAAAGTGAAAAAAGAAAGGAAAACACTATGAAAA